GACTGGCCCTACAGGGCCAACTGGACCGCAGGGCATTCAAGGCATTCAGGGGCCGACTGGCCCTACAGGGCCAACTGGACCGCAGGGCATTCAAGGCATTCAGGGGCCGACTGGCCCTACAGGGCCAACTGGACCGCAGGGCATTCAAGGCATTCAGGGGCCGACTGGCCCTACAGGGCCAACTGGACCGCAGGGCATTCAAGGCATTCAGGGGCCGACTGGCCCTACAGGGCCACAAGGTGTTATTGGTCCTACCGGGCCGACGGGGCCGCAGGGCATACAGGGCGTGACTGGACCAACCGGACCTACAGGGCCTACGGGGCCAACAGGGCCAACCGGACCTGATCTTAACTCGCTGATCTATGCCGTTGCGATGGGGTGAGGCATGAAGATCTGCGTCTATGCAATCAGCAAAAACGAAGAACAGTTTGTTGAACGATTTTGCGCGTCTGCTAAAGGTGCTGACCTTATCCTTATCGCAGATACGGGGTCTACAGATGGGACTGCTGCCAAGGCGCGCGAGTGCGGCGCGGTGGTGCATGATATATCTATCCGCCCTTGGCGCTTCGATTTGGCACGCAATGCGGCCTTGGCGCTAATCCCCGGCGATTTTGATGTTTGCATCTCCCTAGACTTAGACGAAGTGCTAACAGAAGGCTGGCGCGAAGAGATTGAGGCAGTCTGGAAGCCAGACACAACCAATCTCTGGTATCTGTTCGACTGGGGGAATGACATAACATTCCCATATCGCAAGATTCATAGCCGTCACGGCTATCATTGGCATCACCCATGCCATGAAGACATTCGCCTTGATCCGCGCGTTCAAGAAGTGCGTGCTTGGACGAACAAAGTTCTTGTAAGGCACTTTCCAGACCCCACAAAGAGCCGTGGCCAATACATGGATCTGCTTGAAGCGGCTGTTAAGGAAGATGACCGCGACCCGTCGCATTACTTCTATTATGCCCGCGAGCTGACTTTCTACCAGCGCTGGGATGAGGGCATTGCGGCTCTGACCAAGTATCTTGGCATGAATGCCGCCAGCAATCAGAACGAGCGCTGCTATGCCATGCGGCTTATGGCCAAGTGCCATGCCGAGAAGAGCAATGCGCAGGAATGCGAAAAATGGCTACTACAGGCTGCTGGCGAGGCGCCTAATACGCGCGAGCCTTGGTATGAGCTGGCTATGTTGATGTATCGCCTCCACCGCTGGGAAGAGTGCTTTGCTTTCTCCCGCAGATGCCTCAACATTGTGGATCGGGCGCTTGTTTATACCTGCGACCCCACGGTTTGGAGCGCAGCGCCGCATGATCTTCTGGCCATCTCGGCCCATTGGCTTGGTTTTAAAGATCTTGCCATTGAAGAAGGTCGAAAGGCTGTGGAATTAGACCCTCATGATCCACGGCTCGCCGAGAACTTGAAGTGGTACGAAGGTTCTGTTTGATATAAGATCAGCACGACAAGGAGGCCAATATGGCTCAGACATTCACCAATGCGGTGGCCAATGATGTGACGACCGTCACCACCGTTTATACAGCACCGGCGGCGACCACTGGCGTGGTGGTTGGCTTGATCATCGCCAATGATGGGGCATCGGACACGACAGTTACCGTTAGCGCGACCAAGGGCGCCACGACTGTGAACCTTCTGAAGAGCGCACCGATCCCGGCTGGTTCAAACATCTCGGTTTTGTCGAACAACAACCGTTTGGTTCTCTTGACTGGCAATAGCATTTCGGTCACGGGTGCTGCTGCTGTTGATGTCATCGCCTCGGTTCTGGAGCTGACCTAATGACTACTTCCGCGCAGAACAGCAAGCAGGTCTTGTCTCAGCAGGGATCTGCGACCGTACCTTCATTCTCGTTCTTGGGCGCGGGCACGAACGGGTTTTATCTGTCTGGTACGAACAAAGTTTCGATTGCCACCAATGGCACGCAGGCGGTCACTGTTGACGCAACTCAACAGGTCGGTATTGGTACAGCATCTCCTGCTGCAAAACTTGATCTCGCATCTGGGAATTTGTTGTTTAGCAGCACCGCCCAGCGCATCACTGGCGACTTTAGCAATGTGACAGTTGCTAATCGTGTTAATTTTCAAACATCAACAACGAATGGTGCGACATATGTTAGCACTCTCCCTGTTGGGACTGGAACTGCAAGTGGTTTCTTCTCGTACAACGCTGCTGATGGAGATAACGCTTCTTACCTTGGCTCATATTTAACCAGTTCTGTTTCTGTAATTAACTCTGGGAAAACCGGCACAGGCACTTACCTACCGATGACGTTCTACACGGGCGGCTCGGAGAGGATGCGCATCGACAGCTCTGGCAACGTGGGCATTGGTACGAGTTCATCGTCGTATCCTCTAACCGTTCGCACATCTGGCACAAGCACAACTGTTGGCGGCAACATTGGTCTGCGTGTTGAAAGCAATGGAAGTGGCTACGCATCTACGCTGCAATTCTCAGACAACGTAGCAAACAGTTCGTCCATCTCCATGATTGGCAGCGCCACTGCATTCTTGCAAGCTGGCACAGAAGCCATGCGTATCACATCGGCTGGCAATGTCGGTATTGGAAGTACGGCCCCCAATCTCAGCAGCAGCAGCACTGCGCTTACCATCAACACTGGTACGGCTGCTAACTACTCTGCGATGGAGTTAGCTTCCGGTGGAACGCTTAACTTCTACATCAACGCCAACAACGCTGCTTCTTATATTGCAAGTGCTGGTACGCGCCCAATGGTGTTCTACACGAACTCGTCTGAGCGTATGCGTATCGACAGCTCTGGCAATGTCGGGATTGGGACGAGTTCGCCAGCTTGGCGGTTTACAAGTGTTGGCGGTTCGGTTCAGTTAAGCCCCGGCACATCAGCGCAAGAAGGCGTGCGCCTCAGTCGCAGTACCGGCGTTATGACATTCAACGGTATCAACAACGACAACAACGCATACAACGCCCTAGCCTTCGCCACTAGCGCTTCAGAGGCTATGCGCATCGACAGCAGCGGCAACGTGGGGATTGGCGACCCATGCTCTAACGTCAACGACCAAGTTGGCAGCGTTCGTCCTCTGCTTGTAGCTGGTTCTAGCACATCCACAACAGTTGCTGGTAGCACGGCTTCTCTTGTCGTTGCCAATAAAGACACAACCACAAGCAACACTTCGCAGCTATCGTTCGCAACTCTGACGCCATCAAACGGTACATACTTCACTTCGGCTGCGATCAACTGCATATTTGGTGCGCGCACCACCGGGCAATATCCAACGGGCCAGTTGACCTTTGCTGTTTCTAAAGCGTTGAATAGCGCACCAACTGAAGTCGCCCGCATCGACACCTCTGGCAATTTTCTGGTAGGTCGAACAGATAACCCAAGTGGTTTGAGTAATAGTTTATATGTAACAGGCGCATATTCAAACACAACGCCTAGCGGCGCAAATGTGTTTGTTAACACAGATGGAAGTTTTTTCCGCTCGACGTCTTCGTTGAAGTATAAAACTGACATCAAAGAATATTCACGCGGTCTTTCAGATGTCGCGAAATTGCGACCTGTTTTCTATAAAGCTAAAGAAAGTTTAAATGCTAATCAGCAATTTGCTGGTTTTATCGCAGAAGAAATCCAAGCTGCCGGACTGACTGAGTTTGTTCAGTATGCAGAAGATGGTTCTCCAGATGCCTTGTCTTATGGGAACATGGTCGCGCTTTGCATAAAAGCTATCCAAGAACTTTCGGCCAAAGTGGCCGCACTAGAAGGAAAGAAATAATGGCTATCACCTACACTTGGTCTTTCCCGCAGTTTGACGTTGCTAAGGCAGAAGACGGCCTTACTGATGTCGTGAAGACTGTTCACTGGCGCTATGACGCCACGGACGGCACGTTCAATGCTGGCGCGTATGGTTCTGTCGGCCTTGAGCCGCCAAACCCTGACGCTTTCACGCCCTTCACGCAGATCACCGCGCAGTGGGCGATTGATTGCGTGACAGCGCAAGTCAATCTCGAAGAGCTGAACGCGGCTCTTGAGAAGCAGATCGAAAATCAGAAGAACCCACCCGTGGTTCCGATGGTGCCTCCTTTCGCTGCTCTTAACTAAAACCTAGTACGAGGGGACTATGGAAAATAAAGACATCAAAATCACTATGAATGTGGCTCAATGGAATGCTGTTTTGGGCGCTCTTGGAATGCGTCCATATGCTGAAGTGGCTGAGATCATTGAGGCTATTAAGGCGCAGGCCGCACAACAGCTTTCTGCTGCGGCACCTGCGGACGAAGCACCCGTAGAGGACTAAAAATGGACGGGCAAACTCTCATCAACGCAGCTTTTGGCATCATCTTGGCCGGGGGTGGGTGGTTTGCCCGTGAACTTTGGGGCGCGGTCAAAGAACTGCGCAACGACATCCATAAGATAGAAGTCGATTTGCCTAGCAACTACATCCGCCGCGATGAGTTCCAAGAAGGTATCAAAGAGCTGAAGGACATCTGCCGGCAGATCTTCGACAAGGTAGATAGCCTTGAAAAGAGAAAGGCAGACAAATGATTGATTATGACAGCATCACTAAACCGATTGCTGTTGTTGCCGCTGTCTTGAGTGCTTTGGGTGGCGGATATGCTTTTATTGATAAAACGGGTTTGATGAAAAAGGATATTTTGAAATGGGATGCTGAGCATTTCTCCATATCTGACGGCCCAGCACATGAACCCTTCAGGGTAGTGGTAGCTCGTCAAAAAATCAGGGATGATTGTTTAGTTGATGACTTCACACTGGAAGTCAGAGATACCAACTACATTGTCCATAAGGCAATTCCGTCTGTCGCTAAGTTTTCTGGTCCTGCCAGCCCAACGGTGGATAAGTTTGGGTACACAATGACCATTGAAGACCCACAAAATGTTACACCCGGAGAAGCAAAACTGATCGCTCGTATTGTTTATAAATGCCCAGAAGGTAATGTTGTTATTTCCTATCCAAATCATAGTAATCTTACATTTACTGTGACGGCAAAATGAGGGGAAGTAAGGCAGTGGCTCATGGACCCCGTAACTATCAGCCTTGTATTTGGCGCAGCTAAAACCGCCTACGAGGCCATCAAGGCTGGAATCAAAATTGGCAAAGAAATCCAAGGCATGGCGGGTGACATCGCCAAACTATACGGGTCTGTTGCCAAGCTGACCTCAATGTCAGCCAATCCGCCCAAACCAAAGCTTTTTTCCAAAATGTCTGCGGAAGAGATGGCAATGGATATTGTCGTCAAACGGCGACAGGCAGAAGAATGGTTTGCACAGGTCAAAAACGAGTTTGTGGCAACCTATGGCATCAGGGGATGGCAGGAGGTCGAGAAGGAACTGGTTCGGATCCAGAAGGAACAAAAGATCGCACGCGAACAGGCCCGCAAGGAAGCGGAAGAGTTCCAGCGCGAGGTGATGATTGTGTGCGCGATTGGTGGTAGTGTGGTCGCCATCATTATTGGTGTCTTCATGGTGGCTCTGGCTATGTAGGAGGGGAATGTGGACCTGCTCAAAACTTTTGGACCCTTGCTTGGTCAAGTTGCGCCAACCCTTGCCACGGCCCTTGGGGGCCCGCTGGCTGGCATGGCCGTCAAGACGCTCTCCAATGTCCTTCTGGGTCATGAGAATGGTTCTGAGGATGAAGTAAAGGCAGCGCTAGAAAGCGCATCCCCTGCAGATCTCGCGCAGCTCAAACAGATCGACGCCGAGTTTAAGGTCCGTATGAAGGAGCTGGATATTGATCTTGAGCGCATCGCTGCTGGCGATCGAGACAGCGCCCGCAAGATGCAGACAGCCACTCAGGACTGGGTGCCTCGCATGCTGGCCCTCCTGATCACGATCGGCTTCTTTGGCATCCTTGTGTGGATGCTCATGAAGGGCATGCCCCAGACCGGCACCGAAGCCCTGTTGATGATGCTCGGCGCGCTCGGGACGGCATGGACAGGTGTGATCAACTTCTATTATGGATCAAGCGCGGGGTCGAAAGAGAAGAACAATATTCTGGCTCAGAAGGATGGCAAGTGATGGACTTCACTGGCGAGGCCCGCAAAGTAACCCCCGAAGACATCGACCTGATTGCTCAAAGCATCAACGTCGAGCCAGCCGCTTTCCGCGCCGTTATCACTGTTGAAGCCGCCGGCTCAGGTTTCGACAAGGCAGGACGCCCCAAAGCCCTTTTTGAGCGCCATCACTTCTACAAGCACCTGAAGGACGCGCCCGGCCTGCTGGCCAATGCCGTCGCTGAGGGCCTTGCATATCCCAAGTGGGGCGAGAAGCCCTATCCAAAAGGCTCAGACGCCGTCTATGCCGAGATTGAGCGTGCCTGCGCCATCGACGAAGAGGCAGCGCTGCTCAGCACATCTTGGGGCCTTGGCCAGATCATGGGTTCTAATTTCAAAATGGCTGGCTGCCCGTCCGTTTTCCAGATGGTCAAAGAAGCCTGCGAATCAGAAGCAAATCAGCTTAGCCACATGGCGGCTTTCATCCGCGCAGCTGGTCTGCAGGATGAGCTGATGACTAAGAATTGGGCCAAGTTCGCCCGTGGCTATAATGGCCCCGGCTATGCCCAGAACGCCTATGATGTTAAGCTGGCACAGGCTTACGGGAAGTATTCTAATGCCTGAGACCATGACCTTCGCCTCCCTCAAGGAGGATATGCGACGCTACCTTGAACGCGGTTTCACGGCTGCGTCTGACCAAATTGTCTATGAGCAGCTTCCGCGTCTCATCAATTTGGCTGAGCGCCGCATCGCCCGTGAGCTAAAGGTCGAAGGTCTCATCAACGTCGTGACCAGCACGATGCAGCCGGGTCTTGCAGTTTATCCAAAGCCTGATCGCTGGCGCTCAACTGTTTCTTTCAACTACGGCACTGGTGATCAAGGAAACGATTACACCCAGCTCTTCGCCCGCTCTTATGAGTATGTGCGCGAATATTGGCCAGATCGAGCCCAAACAGGCGCTCCCTTGTTCTACGCTGAGTATGATTACAACAACTGGATCGTGGCCCCAACACCCGACGCGGCCTATCCTTTTGAAGTGTTGATCTATCAGCTTCTGCCACTTCTTGATGATGCCACACAAACAAACTGGCTTACCGACTACGCGCCGCAAGTTCTTCTTTATGGCTCTTTGCTTGAAGCAACGCCTTTCTTGAAGAATGACGAGCGCATCCCCGTTTGGCAAAACATGTATGACCGCGCCGCGCAGGCGCTTAATGGCGAAGATCTGTCGAAGATCCTCGACCGCTCTGCACGTCGCACGGAGGTCTAAGAGATGACGACCTATACACAAGTCTTTGGCGGCACGAACATTTATCCAGCGGATGTGTCGTATCTCGCCTTCAATCTGAATGGCTCAGATGTTTATCTGACATGGCCAACTGAAACAAATGCGCCTGCAAGTGGCGCTTTGATTTCAGCCCGCATCATGGATGTTAACTGCACCACCGCTGGTCGATATGTATATTTGCCATCTGCTAATGAAGCATCTGTCGGCGAATGCCTGTTGTTTAACAACGTAGGTTCTCAATCTTTCTATGTTGTAGATAGCATTGGCGGAGCTGTAGCCACTGTTGCGCCCGGCACTTTGTGGCAGGTCTATATGACCGGCAATAGCAGTGCAGCAGGGACTTGGTATGCTTACCAGTTTGGATCTTCGCTTTCGATTGCAAATGCTGCAGCACTTGCTGGCCTTGGCTTGAAGGCCATCACATCAACTTTGAACCAAGCTCTGAGCGTAAATGGTCTAAATTCAGATTATACTGTTGGTGTGAGTGATCGCGCTAAAGTATTCAACTGGACTGGCGCAAGTGGAACTATTTCATTTACCACTGCGCCGGTACTTGGCAACGATTGGTTCTGTTATGTTCGAAATAGCGGATCAAGCGCTATTACTCTGTCACCTAATGGGTCAGAAACAATCAATGGTGCTTTTACGCTTACCATGAACCCCGGTGACTCTGCCGCTGTCATTTGCGACGGTGTTAACCTATTCACGATCGGCCTTGGTAAGAGCGCAACATTTACCTTTGACTATACGCAAATCGACGTATCGGGCTCTGGAACATATACGCTTGCAGGTTTTGAACTAAACCGTATCGCGTATGACTTTATCGGTGCTCTGACCGGAAACCGTGACATTGAAGTTCCTGCGACTGTTCAACAGTATTGGGTAACAAACAATACAACTGGGTCATATGATCTAAGTGTTACAGCATCAGGTGGTTTAGGCGTCATTGTTCCACAAGGCGGCGCTGCCATTCTGTATTGCAACGGCACTGATGTTGTAAATGCTCAAACACTCAATGTTGCTCTTCCTGTTCCAATTTCTGATGGCGGCACTGGCGCTACAACAGCTAACGGCGCATTGATCAATCTTGGAGGCACTTCTGTTGGTATCGGTCTCTTCACCGCCACAGATGCAGCAGCCGCACGCACAGACATTGATGTGTTTTCAACCGATGAAACAACTTCACTGATCGTGGCGATGAGCTGATGGCACCAACACCTTACATCATCAAATCACTGCCCGGCATCAAGCGCGATGGTACGCGCTTTGAGAACGGCTTTTATGTTGATGGTCAATGGGTTCGCTTTCAACGTGGTCTGCCGCGCAAGATGGGCGGATATCGCACCATTGCTGTTGACCTGCCAGAAATATCGCGCGGCCTGAACTCATACAACGAAGACGCGCGCGTGCATCTCATGACAGGTGGACGCGCTTATCTTTACCAATATGAGTTGAACACCAATGGTGTCGTCGTTGCTGAGTATGATCGAACTCCAACTGGATTTACTGCGAACGACACAAATCTTTGGACGTTCGACACTCAATATGATTCCGTTGGAATGATCCAAGGAGCTTATGTTCTTGCTCACCCCGGCAAGAACCTGATCGACATTGATTCTGCTGTAAATTCCAATCTTTATTGGGGATTGGCAAATGACGGAACTCCCCTTCAGGTGAATAACGCACCTTCTGTTTCAGGTGGCGTGATTTCGCTTTATCCATATACCTTTGTCTATGGATCAAACGGATATGTTGCTTGGTCAGTTGCCAATAGCCCGAATGATTGGACTAGCACAGGATCAGGAGAAACCTATGTCACTGGTCAAAAAATTGTGGCAGCTCTTCCTTTACGAGCTGGTCCCGGCAATGCGCCCGCCGGTCTCTTTTGGTCTCTTGATAGTTTGGTTCGTTGTACTTTCGTTGGCGGCGACCCTGTTTTTCAGTTTGATACGCTGACATCTCAATCGTCGATCCTGTCTTCTCAATCTCCGATTGAATATGACGGCATCTTCTATTGGGTCGGCGTCGATCGCTTCCTGATGTTCAACGGCGTCGTGCGCGAAATTCCGAACCAGCTCAATCAAAACTGGTTCTTTGACAATCTAAACTACAATCAGCGCCAAAAAGTGTTCTCGTATAAGGTTCCGCGTTATGGCGAGATCTGGTGGTGTTATCCACGCGGTGATGCGACTGAATGCACGCATGCTGTGATCTATAACGTGCGCGAAAACACTTGGTATGACACCAAACTTCCAAACTCTGGCCGTTCATGCGGTGAGTTCGTGACAGTCTATCAATATCCTTTGATGACCGGCATAGACCCATCAGAGGATGGAACATATAAGCTTTGGCAAAATGAGTTTGGTTATGACGAGTTGGACGGCGTTCATGTGAATGCTATCCCGTCTTATTTCCAAACTGCAGACATCGCTGCTGTGGCTGATCAAAGTCAGCCAAAAAACCGCTCTTTGCGTGTTACCTATATTGAGCCTGACTTTGTCCAGTCTGGGCCTATGACGTGTCAGGTGACTGGACGAGCTAACGCTCGCAGCCCAGAAGTCACCAGTGATGAGCATGAGTTTCCGGCATTGTCTGATGTCGTAACGCCTGAGCAGCAGATCCTGTTCTTCAAGGAAACGCGGCGCGAGATGCGTTTTATCTTCAAATCTAATGTGGTCGGCGGCAATTACCAGATGGGTCAGTGCATCGCCCACATTGAAGTCAGCGATGGGACGGTGCTGGGATGATTGATCCTCGCGGCTTAACTGTTACTGACTGGACCGATTCAATGGTTTATACTCTGGAGCAATATGGGACGGTCGGGCGTCTCGATGATCCAGAGCGGTGGCAGAACTGGGCTCTTGGGGTGGTTGCGATCTTTGATGTGGGAAAGCAAAACCCTCCAAACCCCCTGAATTACGATAACTGGTTCGACTGGGCTATTGCCTTCACCCGAGCCGTTAACCTACGCGGTGGCTGAGATGACGATCCATTACCCCGACTACCCCGCCGAATGGACACCATTGGCAAATGATGCCGCCGACAGCTCGTTCCGTGGCAGCCCCATGTCGATGTTCTACAAGGGCGGCCGCGTCGGCACTAAGCCTGTTGCCATCAAGGTTCCAAAGGCACCTAACTATGCCAAGGGCGGTCTTGCTCATGCTGCTAAGCAGGTGGCAGATGCCGGTGTCGGCGGCGACGAGCTGATCATCCATATCAACCGGGATGAATACGAGCAGCTTAAAAAGCACTGGGGCGAGCCCACGGTGAACCCGCACACCGGCATGCCGCAGTTCACGCCGTTCTGGAAGCAGAGCTGGTTCGCCCCGGTGGCTGCCATTGCTGGTGCCGCGCTGGCCGCTACTGGCGTTGGTGCCGGGCTAGGTGCTGGCCTTATGGGGCTTGCTGGTGCGGGCGAGACCGCTGCAGCCACGCTTGGCGGCATCACCGGAATTGAGGCCCTTGGCGGCAGCACCGTTGGCTCTCTTGTTGGCAATACGCTGATTGGCGCTGGCGTCGGTGGCCTGACAGGTGGCGCCAAAGGCGCTCTGACGGGTGGCCTTCTCTCCGGCCTTGGCACGATCGGCACGTCAGCTCTTGGCAAAGCCCTTGAAGGCAGCACGGTTGGTAACTGGCTGGGCACAGGTAGCGGCGATGCGGCTAAAGTTTATCCCATTGGTGCTTTAGACTCGAATCCGGCATCTGTTGGCGCATATGGCCCACAGGTTCCTCCCGGCGCAGAAGGTGCGTATGCGGCTGCAAACACGCAGGGCTATGTCGCACCGGGAGCAGGCGGCTCAGGCACAGGCATTATGGGCGCCCTTTCAAAGCCCGGCTTCTTGATTCCGGCCGCTATTCTTGGTGCATCTGCGCTTGGTGGTGGATCTGCAAAGCTTCCAACCGCACAGGGCGGCACGAAGCAACCAACTGACCCCAATCTCACGCGCCCATTGGAAACAACGCCTCTGTCCCGCACTCGTTTGGCTTCGCCAATGGACTATTACAGCTATGGGGCGATGCCTGAGCAGCGTTATTACGCACAACAACCTGTGCAGGCAGCCATGGGTGGCCCACTTGCTCGATATGTTCAGGGCGGCGGCACTGGTCGATCAGATAGCATTGATGCTAAACTCTCGGACGGTGAATATGTCATTGACGCCGAGACTGTTTCGCTTCTTGGCGATGGATCTTCAAAGGCCGGGGCTCAGCGCCTTGACCAGATGCGTGCTAACATTCGCAAACAAAAAGGCCGCGCGCTGTCTAGGGGCAAGTTCAGCCCTGATGCCAAGCGACCGGAGGAGTACATCTAATGGCGTTCCTGAACTTCCTCACACAGGGTCAGCCGCTCCCTTCGACATCGTCGAGCCTGACAACGTCGCAGGTGCCGCAGTACCTGTCAGACTATCTCTATAACCTGATGTCGGGTGCCTACAGCGCTGCGCGAGAAGAATATCAGCCTTATGGCGGCCCGCGCCTTGCAGGCTTTTCTCCTGACCAGTTGGCGGCTTTCAACGTCACCCGTCAGGCTTCTGGCGCTTATCTTCCGGGCCTCAAAACAGCGGAACAAACTTCTCTTGAAGCTGGGCAAATGAGCCCCACTGAGGCCGCTCAGCCTTACTTTAATGCCGCAAGTGCATCGTTGCCGCAAAACATCGGCAACTACATGAACCCCTACGAAAGTCTTGTCACCAACCGAATGGGCGACATCGCAGCTCGACAGATTCGCGAGAAGCTCATGCCTGAGCTGGGTGACCAGTTCATTCGTGCTGGTCAGTATGGCTCGACCCGTCAGCAGGAGCTGGCGCAGCGCGGCGTGCGCGACATTTCTGAGAACCTTGCCAGCCAGATCGGCACACAGCTCGCACAGGGCTATACCACCGCCGGCCAACAGGCTCAGGAAGATCTGCGTCGTTTGGCTTCGATCGGCCAAGCACAGGGAACACTTGCTGGCACTGAAATGCAGGGCCTTTCTAACCTTGCAAACGTGCAGGCTGGCCTTGCCCAAAAAGAACAGGCTCTTGGTTTGCAGGGTGCTGGCGCACTTGAGACGATCGGCATGACGCAGCAAGGGCAGGCTCAGAAGAACCTTGATCTTGCCTATCAGGACTTCCTGCGTCAGACGCAGTATCCGAAAGAGCAGATCTCATTCCTGTCAAATATTGTGCGTGGTCTTCCATCTGGTGGTGGCACTCAAGCTCAAACAACAACTGGCATGGGCCAGCAATATTCTGCATCGCCTCTCGCACAGCTCGCAAGCGCTGGCATGAGCGCTGCTGCTCTTAGCAACTTGCTGGGGAGTCCTAAGTAAT